ATGCCAAGAATTAGCATGTCTGCAAAACTAAATGACTCTTCAAGGCTTTCGATTGTTGATACAAGTGAATACAAAGAAATCTACTTGGATGTGGAGCATATTGTTCCTGCCGAGGAGAATTTTTATCCGCTGACAGAAATTGAGGAATTGGCTGATGATATGTTAGAACGCGGTCAGTTGCAGCCTCTTTTGATTGGTCGTGTGGATGGTGAATACAAATTGGCAGCAGGACACAGGCGGAGAGCTGCCATTATGCTCAATAATGAGCGAGGGCATAAGAGAAAAGCGTGGTGTTTTGCAAAGGAAATGGACCAAATAGAATTCATGCTCACTCTTATTTCGGCGAATGCGTTTACACGCCGGATGGATGACGCCACACTGTTGGAGCAGGCTGAAAAGCTGAATTATTGGACAGACAAAGCTATTGAAGCAGGAAAGCTAAAAATAACCGGACGAAAGAGAGACTATGTGGCGGAACGGTTGCAAATCTCGCCGACAAAAATGGCGCAGGTCAATCAGGTGAGTGCACATCTGTCGGATGAAGGGAAAGATGCACTGAAAAACGGCGAAATGAACTTTTCAAAGGCTTATGAAACGTCAAAACTTCCCGAGGAAGAACAGAGTGAAGTAATACAGGATAAACACTTGCTGTCCAGTGATGTTCGGGCGATGGTTAAAGAGCGAAAAGAGCCAAAGATTTCTTTTGTGGAAGAAACACAGGAGCCGGAAGAGGAAAGTGTTTCGCTTGAATTCCACATAGGTGAGGAAACTCAGCAGGAAAGCGAAGAAGATGATAGTCAGGATAATATGCCGGCGGAACTTTCCAAAAAGGATATCCTGATGCAAGAAATTAAAAACTACAGAAGTTACTTGATTGCGGAGACAAACAATATTCGTAAGAAGAAATATCAGGTCTTATATGACGCATTGGTTTTTTACAAAAAAGAATTGGAAAGGACGGAAAGACATGAGGAGAGTTAAAGCAGAAAAGGAAGAAATGCCTATTTTTTTAGCTAAAAATGTGACGGCGAAAGGGTTGAATTTGCATGTTGGAGATATTGTTCGGATATACAAAGGAAATCCAGAGAAAAAAATAGATGGCAAATCATTAATGATGGTACCAATACAGATTTTGCAATTGTATTCGCATCATGCCTTGTGCCGTTTTGGATTACATAAGGAGGCATTTACTTATGCGGAGATTGCCGCTAGCATGGCGATAGAGGAGGAAACTCATGAGAGAACGCCCAATATTATTTAATACAGAAATGGTTCGGGTAATTCTGGACGGGAGAAAGAGTTGTACCAGACGGATTGTGAAACATGATGTTGAAGCGATTCTGAACAGTCCGTATCACAAAGAGCATCCAGAGGTGGAGGATAAGCAGATTATCAGCAAGTTATGCATGCCGCTATATCAGCCGGGCGATATCCTATATGTCCGAGAGACATTTGCGTGGTGTCCGTGCTGGGATTGCGGATTGGATACTACTCCAGATGGATGCAAGAATCCAGTGATATATGATTGGAAGAAGAAAGAACATGGATGCTATATGTACCGTGCATCATGCGAGGACAGTAAATATTCTTCAGCTGATACTTGGCATCCGTCCATCCACATGCCGAAAGAAGCTGCACGAATTTTTCTAAAGGTTACAGATGTGCGTGTGGAGCGGTTGCAGGAAATAACGGTGGATGATTGCCACAGAGAAGGTATAAATATTGCAACAAGTTCTGTAACCGATGGAGAAACTTTAAAGAGAAATCACAATTTTAGTTTAGAGAAGTTTGAGACCCTATGGGATTCCACCATCAAGAAATCCGACCTTAATGTATACGGATGGGATGCGAACCCGTGGGTATGGGTAGTTGAATTTGAGCGGTGTGAAAAGCCGGGAAAGGAGTAATTATGAGTAAGCATTAGATTTTATTTTGAAGAAAAGTGGCTTCAATCAGAAGCGAAATAGGAGGCTAGTTAAAAATGTTGCGTTATGAGGCAGGTGGCGATGAGGATGACTATGTAAAGAAATGCATGCTTTGTGTTCATTCATATATACGTATGAATGAATCGGATACTTTGTGTTGCTCTTGCAAAACAGGATGTAATTTTAAGCCATTACTGACGCTTAAAAATCAGAAATAACTAAACACGGCACTGATTTGTATGGAAATGCATTGGTTCGAATCCAACAATGCCATTTCGCCCATTATGGGCGAACTCAAGACAAGTGACCTTTCCGGTGATTAGGTGGTCAATAATAATGAATTTGCCGGAGTAGTGGACAAGCTGACACGTACCCAGCCCCACTACTAAGGAATGTCAGCTCATAGGTGAGTAGCCGATTTTTTCGGATAGTTAGGGGGTTCGATTCCCCTGCATTCCATTGGCAGTTATATCAATTATTTGGAGGTAAGAGTATTGGAAAAAAGTATTTTCCCAGAGGCAGAAAAAAAGATTTTACAAATGATAACAGACTTAAGTGGGTCATATACGCCCTATGTTATTTTTTCTGATTGGGTCAAAATGATGGCCATGACAATTCAAAATACATGCGATCAATATCATGGTGAACATTGGAAAAAACGAGAAAAAGCGTATTTGGAAGTTGCTGCAAAGTATACCGACCAGGAGATTAAAAAAATGAGTTACATGATGGGACTTCTTAATGTTGCGTTTGAACAAAATGGAATTAATGATTATCTTGGAGATATTTATATGCGTTCTGGAGCAGGCAGCAAAAGTACAGGGCAATTCTTTACCCCTTTTCATCTATCTGTTCTTGCGGCGCAAGTTGGGCTAAAAAACGCAGATGGTTCTCAAATAAGTATGAGGGAACCAAGTATTGGAGGAGGCGGGATGGTGTTGGCAGCGGCCAAGGTTCTGCTGGAAAAGGGAATTAATTATCAGCGATGCCTTGATGTAGTTGGTCAAGATTTAGATTGGAATGGAGTTTACATGGCATATGTTCAGCTTTCCGTGATTGGAATTAGGGCAACTTTGTACCAAGGAGATAGTTTGCAGGAAGGTGTTATTTTTCCGGAAAATACTTTATATACTCCTGCCAGAATGGGGGTATTGATATGAATGTAAATACACGAGAAGAATTATTCAACAGATTGTGCTTAATTGTTACAGATGAAGTTGCAAGAAATGAATTATATATCATATTGGACCAATACGATATTACTCGGCGTGAGACATCTATAGCCTTGTTGCAGGAAGATAGAAATAATTATCTACTTAAACAGTTTATTATTGCAAAAACGGTGAAAGGATGTTCAAAGAGAACTTTGGAACACTATACAAAAACGTTGAATACAGTACTTTTTCAAATTGGCAAAAACGCTGATGAGATTAGTACAGGTGATTTGCGATTATATATGGCAAAGAGATTGTATCAAGATAAGGTGTCAAAAACGACAACAAAAAACGAAATGAGAGTTGTAAGTAGTTTTTTTTCATATCTTCATGCCGAAGGAATAATTACTGAAAATCCAATTACACGTATTGAAGCTATTAAGTTGGATAAAAAGAAGAAAAAGGCTTTTACGGATTTGGAATTGGAAAAAATGAGGTCAGCGCTTAGAAGTAATCATAAAAAAGCAATTTTTGAAACTTTGCTTTCGACTGGATGTCGTATTTCAGAACTTGTTAATATCAGGTTGGATGAGATTAATAAAACGGAAATCATCGTGCATGGGAAAGGCGGGAAAGAACGTCGTGTATATTTGAATGCGAGGGCGCAATGGGCTATTCAGCAATATTTAAATGAGAGGGAAGACGCAAATCCATATCTTTTTCCGGGAATAAATCCATCGGTATGCGGAAGAAGGAGAGGAACTTACAACTGGTATACAAATGCGGAGATTGTTGATGAAGTACGCCATACTGATATGTGTTCTGTAGAGCAGGCACTGCGGCGTATTGGTCGAGAGGTTGGTGTCAAAGCCTATCCTCATAAATTTCGAAGAACATTTGCAACCAATGCATTGAATAGAGGTATGCCGCTTACACAAGTCAGTAAATTACTTGGTCACGAATCAATTAGCACCACGGAAATTTACCTAGACCTTAACGAAAACGAGGCAAAAGAAGCGCATCAAAAGTATGTAATATAAAAGTAATCTGCATAATTGCAGTTACTGCATAAAAGAAAAATGAAAGGAGGTGCTTACAATGAAAAAGTCGAGCATGGATTTATCCAAAATCGCAAATGGCGCATTGCAGGAGAAGTTTTCTGAAGCTTTTGCAAAGGTGTTGGAAAACTTAACAGACCCAAACACTCCGTTTAAGGACAAGCGTAATATTCAGTGTCAGTTGACATTTACGCAGAACGAAACACGTGACGATGTCAAGTGCACGATATCGGTTAAGACGAAACTGGCTCCTGTGCAGCCAGTAGTCACATCATTTGGAGTGTTTAAGGATTTAGAAGATGGCACGGTGTCGGCCGAGGAATATGGTTCACAGCTTCGAGGACAAACGAAGTTGCCAAATCATCCGGAAAAGAAAGTTGTGTCATTAAATTGATTTAGGAGGATAGGAAAATGGAAGGAATTAAAGAAGCAATTGAGTATGTAGTTGGTTTATCGCAGCCAAATTATGCAGAGCATGAAGGCGAAAAATGGGCGGACAAGCCAATGTATCGCATTCATCATGAACTACCAAAGGCGAACGCGTTACAAATGTGCACGCTGGACAGTTTAGTTGGATACATTAAATCAAATACGGACAAGATGGCCAAACATATGTTGATTCATGTACAAAGTCCAACAAAAGTCGTTTTGATGTCCGAATTGGATGTAGACAGATGCCGCGAAAAACTGGTGGAAGTCAATGCAATGTTGCCACAGTTTACGTTCGACACATATTATCCGGCAGAATCTTTTGTCATAAATGTTATGTCAAAATTCATGGATAATGACGATAAAGAGCAGATTTTGAAATATGCCGGGACAATTGAGACTGGAACCATCGCTAAGTATGGTGATGACGGAGTGAGTCAGAAAGCCACAATTCAGCAAACATGCACAAGTAAGGCAGAGGCAATTATTCCAAATCCTGTTCATCTTGCACCGTATAGGACGTTTTTGGAAGTTGAACAGCCTAGTTCCGATTTTATATTTAGAGCGCGTGACGATGCGAGAGAGCCTCAATTCGCTCTATTTGAAGCGGACGGCGGAGCTTGGAAATTGGAAGCCATGAATTCGGTTGCAGCATACCTGAAAGATGCAATCCAAGAGTTACATATTGAGCAGGATATCACATTTACCGTAATTTCGTAAACATAAAGGAGACAGCTATGAATTGCAGCACTGGGAACAAAATGTCTGATGCTGTAGCCGAGCTGAACATCACAGGTAATGTGATACCCGCTGTATGGTTTAAAACCATAGTAAACGACAAGGGCAGACCATATATGCTTGCCATTATGATCCTGTCCGAAGTCGTTTATTGGTACCGTCCGGTTGAATGCCGAGACGAAAAGACCGGTGAATTTCTTGGCTACAAGACTAAATTTAGGCAAGATGTCTTACAAAAAAGTTATAAAGACCTTGCTGAATATTATCAGGTTACAAAGCGTCAAGTGACGGACGCTATTGTTGCGTTGGAAAAATTAGGCGTTGTTAAGCGCGAATTTCGTACCGTTTTTCAAAATGGTGTACGTTGCAACAATGTTCTTTTTATTCACTTAAATGTGGGTAAATTGAGAGAATTGACCTATCCACATTCTGATAATAACGAGGATAAAAGCAAAAAAAGTAAAGGCAGCAGTCCGCAAGTGGCAACTGTTGATGAGGAAGTAGAACGAGAAAATTTGGAAAAAAATGTTGATAGTGTTGATAACTGTACCACCCTATCACGAAAAAACGGGATAGGCTATCACGAAATTTTGAGACACCCTCTCCTGGAAAAACGTGAGACAAATACAGAGACTACTAACAGAAGATTATTATTTCAAAATCCTATCTCATCTAATCATTTGGCAAGAGATAAGTGTATAGATTTATTTGCCGAACAGATAAGCTATGATTTGATAAGATGTGATTTTGAAAAAAATGAATCGGCACTGGCTGTGTTAGACCAATGCGTTGAGATTGCAGTGACTACTTTGATGACTAGCAAGCAGACTGTGCTAATAAGCGGTGATATGATTCCTGCAGGCATTGTCAAATCTAGACTGCTAATGCTGGATTTGATGCACATGAAGTATGTGGTGCTGTCTTTTTTGGCAAACAAAAAAACAGTAAAGAAAATACAAAGTTATTTGCTAACGTGTATGTTTAATTCGATTACATCGCTTGACGTGACGGTAGCAAATGACCTTGCACGGAATGGTTATTTTGACGAAAGGGGGAATCCCGTTTGAAAAATCCGATTAAAGAATATAAGCGCTTAAAACGTATTGTTGATTATTACGAAGACAACATGCTTGCAATGCAACGTTGTAGAAGATATGCCGAATTTGGTCTGTTGCTATTGAGCAATGTACAGCCGGGAGATAGGATTTATCTCATAGGCGCACAACTGTTAATTTTTCAGAAACCACTTTGTTGCAGAGTTGAAAAGGTGGAGTTCATCGGCAATAATGACGCAAAAATACATGTCAAAGATATCCTGACTGGAAACAGGTACATGGTAAGAAACCGTCACCATAACATACTGTTTTTTGCAAACAAGCAGCAGGCACAAGAGGAACTGAAGAGGAGGCAGAGACAATGAGAGAAAAATATTTCGTCCTTTTGGAAGGCTCTGACCGTGCGATACTTCGTACCTCCGTGTCAGCGGCAGTACAGAAAAAGAAAGTTTTAGAAAAGTACAACCCGGGAAAAAAGGCGCACATTTTTGTGGCGAAGAAAAAGGTTGTATAAAAAAAGAACCAGGTAAGCGATGCGCACAAACCCAGTTCTTCCCTCATCAAAATATATAGTAACACATCAAACTATTTTTAGCAAGAGGAGCTGGGGCAATGGCAACAAGAAAAGCAAGAGCAATGGAAACATCAAAAGGTGCTTATTTTCGAATGATAGATTTGAAAATTAAGGACGCGGAAATTACTCGCGATGAAATTCGGCGTGAGCTACGGCAATACATTAACAAACTGAAGACAAATGGAAGTGGCGAACTGAGAGGTATTGACTACTCGAAAGATAAAGTTTTGAGCAGTTCGAAAAATGTTGACTTTTGCACTGCGGTTCAAAAGATTGATGGATTGCAGCTTAATCTAAATCGTGTACTGGATGAAATTGAAGATTTAAGAGAAAAGCGAAAAAGGCTTATAAATATTTATAAGAATGCTGAGGATGTAGAAGCGCAGGTGTTTTATTGCCGTGAAATACTTAAGTATTCGCAGGAACTGACGGCGACGCAGATTGGATACTCGGTGAGGCAGGTGCAGAGGATTGAAAAAAGAATTCGAGAAGAAAATAAATTGTAGGAGTAAAAGAAAATGGACAAAGCAGGAAGAAACATATCTTGTTGAAAACTGGGGAACGATTTCCGTGAAAACAATTGCGAAAAAACTTGGAAGGTCAGAGGATGCTGTTGTAGTAAAAAAATGTAGATTGCGACTTGGAGCATTTTTAGACAATGGCAGCTATGTAACGTGGAATCAATTGTTAAAGGCAATTGGCTATGAACAGGCGGGCGGTTATAAAATGACGTCGTGGGTTAGAAATAGAGGTTTTCCGCTACACACAAAAAAAGTAAACAATACTGCTTTCAAAGTCGTCAGCCTTGACGAATGGTGGTCATGGGCAGAAAAGAACCGTGATATATTAGATTTTTCAAAATTTGAAGAAAATACTTTAGGTTTTGAGCCGTCATGGGTCAAGGAAAAACGCAAACATGACATGATTCGTAGGCAAAAATATACGAACACGCCATGGACAAAAGCAGAAGATTACAAGCTGAAAATGCTATTATCGAAACAGATATATACTTATCATGAACTGTCGAAAAAAATGAGAAGGACGACGGGAGCAATCCAGCGAAGGGTTTGTGACTTAAAAATTATGGACAGACCGGTGAAGGCTGATAATCATGTATGTTGGACGAATGATGAATTTGTAAAGCTCGGAGACCTTATCAAATTAGGCTATGGCTATGAATTAATTGCGGAGGAAATTGGAAAGAGTTCTAAAGCATGCCGAGGAAGGGTCTATGCCATGTACTTAACAGAAAATCTGGATAAAGTTAGAAAAATTATGGGTGCCGGTAATTTTGGCGATAACCGACCAGAAAGAAAAGTAAAGCAGATGAGCGTAATGAATCCGAAGGAAAAGAGGGAAATAAAAGATTCGCTTACATGCTTGGTGGAAATCCTTAGTTGGCGGGCAAAAGAAAGGAGATAGGTAAGATGAAATCCAAAGAATTATGCGAAATGTGTGCGGAGTATTCAGCAGAAACAAAATGTGAATACAAAAAAGAGTGTAAGATGCAATCAATTCTTACAGAAAATGAGAGGTTGAAACATGAAAACAGAAAGTTAAAAAAAAGAATAGAAGAATATGAAATAGCAAGAAGATGGAGTATATATCCAGATACGATGGGAAAGTAGGTGTGATGCATGATAAAAGTATTTTGTGATATGTGTGGTAAAAATATTGATTACAATTCAGATGGCGTGAATGTGGATTTTAACCATTATGGAGGTGTAATTATGAATGGTGGAGAGAAGGAATATCAGTTGTGCAATAAATGCGCAGACAAGATTGATTTATACATTAAGAAATATAACAAGTAGAGCTGAATTTATGAAAAATAGATACTTATGTAAGGCAAAGAGAACTGATTATGGAGAATGGATTTATGGATATTTAATCTATGATGTTGCGGATTCGTTATATAGAGTTGTGACAGAAAGAGAATATTCTACAGGAACATCATTTATTGCAATAGCACCAAGAGTGTGCGAAGATACTATCTGTTGGTGTACAGGTTTAAAGGATAGAAAAGGTAAACTTATTTATGAGAATGATGTTGTCAAATTGGTTCTGCCTGATGGGGAAATTAGATATTTTAAAGTGTCATTCAAAAAGGTTATTAGACAAGTTGTATCCCATTTGGGATTTATTCCGGATGTGGCAAAGGTTGAGTTAAATGCTATTTGTTTTGAATGGAATGGCTATGAATTGTTTCCATGTGTTGATGAGAATGGAGCATCAGATGTGGCTAAAATGGAAGTTGTTGGAAATACTATTGACTGGACTAATTATTAAAAACAGAATTCTTAAAAAGGGAGGTTGCTATGAACGAAGATATGAAGATTGGTGCACTTACAGAATTACAAGTTGTAAAGGAAAAAATGAAAACAATTCTTGCAGAGTCAGCAAGAAAAGGATTTCCTAACCCTAAAGGATTTTCTACTTTGAAACAGTATATTGAGGACCGTGCAAAAGAGCTACTTAATTAAGAGCGAAGTGTCAGAATCTGACACACTTTTTGAAAAAATGCGCATAAAATACGCACAAAACACTTGACAAATACGCATGCAAGGCGTATAATAAAGACATAATAAAGAAAGGAGATAGAATATGAAGCAACGCATTTTGATAAAAAAACTCGAAAAAGCTGATTTTGTTCTCATTCGTCCGGGCTCAAGACATGACATCTATTCTGATGGGGTACATATTGTACCAGTACCGAGACATAGAGAAATAAAAGAAATAACAGCAAACGAGATTCTCAAAGAAGCGGGGATTGCATAAATCCCCAGCTCTTGGGAATAATTTATCAAAAGAGTAGTTAGTTTCATTGATGTGAATAAATACATAGTAAGGAGGACATATTATGCCAAAAAGAAAAGAAAGGGTAAAGGTATATCCAGTTGTATTAGTAAGGGATGAACCAGGTTATGTAGTGAAGGTGTCAGACTTAGGAATTACAACTGAAGGAGAGGACTTAGCAGATGCTATTGGTATGGCGAGGGATGCTATTGGCATGAAAATTCTTGTATTGGAAGATGAAGGATTAGAAATACCGGCACCTTATTCTAAATTTGTGAGCGAAAAGGAGAGTGATATTGAAACATTAATCGATGTAGATATTGTTGAGTATCGAAAAAAGAATGATACGAGAATGGTGAAAAAAAATTGTACAATACCATATTATTTAAAAGCAGAGGCGGAAAGTAGAAATATTAATTTTTCAAAAGTGTTGCAGGATGCACTTCATGAAAAGTTAGGCATTTAATCTAATATTTTGTGAAAAGCGGAAGAACTAACGGAATACCGTTAATCTCTCCGCTTTTTGCATTTAGAAAAAAAGTTAAAGATGTCGTGGAAATGTCGTGTTAAGGTGTGGTATTATGATATTGTGGAAAAAAAAGAAAGCCACCGACAGAAAAAGAGGTCAAGCAATTGGTCTCTTTTTTTCGTGCATAAAAGTTTTTTATAAGTGAAAGAAGGTGAGAATGATGAACAAAGTGCAACCCATTCGCGATAAACAGTTAGTAAAAGATATTTATCAATATCTCTTAGAACAGAATTCTAGAGATGCAGTGATTTACGCTGTGGGAATTTATACAGGACTAAGGATATCAGACATTCTTAATCTGAGGGTGCGCGATGTTCGAGCGAAAGAAAATATTACTTTGTATGAAAGAAAAACGGGTAAGGAGAAATTCATTCCGATAAATCGATTTCTCAAAAAAGTATTGAACCAGTTTATTGATGGGCGGAGAGATTACGAGTATTTGTTCCTGTCTCCAAAGCCACCAAATCGACCGATATCAAGGCAGCAGGTTTACAATATATTATCAAAGGCAGCAGAGCATTTTGGCATTGAGGAAAGGATTGGCACTCATACACTTCGCAAAACTTTTGGATATCATTATTATCTAAAGACGCACGATGTGGGAACGCTTATGAAATTGTTCAATCACTCATCGGAAACAGTAACGCTTTGCTATATCGGCATAACAGACGACACATTAGCAAGCGTATATAAAGACGTTGACCTTTTGGGATAGGTCTTTATTTTTTTGACTTTCAATTAAAAAAACGGAAACGCTAGATGTCTATTCCTTACGAATTGACATATTGAGACGTTGTAAAATATGGTGTTCGTTTTTTTAAGAAACAACATAAGGAAGAAAGTATTCATCAAATTATTTGACAGAATTGTAAGATATGTCAAATAAAATGTAAAGCAAAGAGAAAGAACTGGTTCACATTCGGTACGCCAAAAGCCGTGTAGGTACTGTGTGCGCCAAAGGCGCATTGCGGGTCAGATGAGCCCAAAAGATGGCTAGTTTTTTTTGCAAAAAAATTGAGGTTGCCATTTCCGTCTGGAGGTGAGTTGGATGGCATCAGATGATAAAAAGATAAAAAGCGTTGATGATATTACCGTATCGGCTAAAGTCATTGGTGAATTTATTGGCGTTGGTGATCGTATGGTGCGTCATCTGGCTGACGAAGGTATCATCAAAAGGAACAGTCATGGAAAGTATCTTTTGTTAGAGTCAGTTAAAAATTATATCCTAACGCTTAAGGTATCAAAGGCTGGCGAATCAATTAAGACTGATTTTGATAAAGACAACTTGGACTTGAATCATGAAAAGGCGGTCAATGAACATTGGAAGTCAATGATTACGGAGATTAAGTTGCAGCTCATCAAAGGACATGTACACAAGTCAGAAGATGTTGAGCGCGTCATGACAGATATGTTTTTAAATTTTAAAAATAAAATGTTAGCCTTGCCGCATAAGCTGGCTCTTAAACTGGAGCATCGCGAGCGTCAGGAAATTCAGGAGACGCTTCGTGATGAAATAACGGATGCACTATCTGAATTAGCGGATTACACACCAGAAGCATTTTATTCGGATGAACATATTGATGTAGAAGATGATGTGATTCTACATTTGGGGGATGAGCAGAATGAGTAAGTCAAAAGCAAAAGCCCCAGTGAGCTATCACACACTCAAATTTATGGCAGATTTGAGTGAAAAATTGAGGCCTAGACCACCGATGACGGTGACGGAGTGGGCGGAAAAAAATATGATTTTGCCTGCCGGTTCCAATGAGCCGGGACACTATTCGTCAAAGAATATGCCTTTTCAGCGGGCTATTATGGATGCCATTACGGACCCATATGTTCAAGACGTATCGGTGATGTCATCAGCCCAAATTGGTAAAACCACGATGCTGCTTTGTGGCATCGGGTACTACATAGACTATGAGCCGGCTACACAATTGCTGGTCCTACCGACATTATCGTTGTCAGAGAAGTTTTCAAAAACAAGACTTGCAACAATGATACAGGATGTTCCTGTGTTGTCGGAAAAAATTGCTCCTGCTAAGTCAAAAGACAGCGATAATACGATTTTGTTCAAACAATACGCGGGAGGTCATATTGTTTTGGCTGGAGCAAACTCGGCAGCTTCTCTTTCATCCATGCCTTTGCGAATTATATGGATGGACGAAGTTGACCGTTTTCCAGAATCCGCCGGAACAGAGGGAAATCCAATTAAACTGGCAGAAAAACGTTCTACGACGTTTTGGAATCGAAAACACATCAAGACTTCGACGCCGACAGTACACGGATTGAGTAAAATCGAATCAGCGTACAATGCAGGAACAATGGAAGAATGGTGTGTTCAATGCCCGTGTTGTGGAACGTGGCAGCCGTTTGAATTTAAGCGCGTTGTGTTCAAAAACGTTGCGATGGCATGTATCGATTGCGGTGAAGAAATCGAGGAGCGCTACTGGCGGGAAAGTCCACAAAAGTGGATAGCCGCACATCCGGAAAGAAAAAGCAATCGTAGTTTTCACATCAACGAACTGGCTAGTCCGTTTGTGACTTGGCGTGAAATTATTGATGAGTTCAAGGCGGCAAACGAAAAATTAAATACTTTTCATGATGTCGAAGATTTGAAAACCTTTATCAATACAACACTTGGTGAAGTTTGGGATGAATCTCAGCAAAGTACAGAGACACAGGTTGATTATGAGACCGTTGAAAAACGAGCCGAATTTTATGAAGCAGAACTGCCGGATGGTGTGCTTATGCTAACGGCAGCAGTGGATGTCCAGAATGATCGGTTCGAGGTTGAGATTCGTGGATGGGCGCGCGAATACGAAACATGGGGAATTTACAAAACAGAGATTTATGGAAATCTTGAAAAAAATGATGTTTGGGAAGAATTAGAAGATTATATAAGCCAAACACTGCATTTTGCGAATGGAAATTCTCTTGGCATTGCTGCAACGGCAATTGATACCGGTGGTAATCATACAAACATGGTTTATAAATGGGTAAAAAGAATGGTCCAAAAGGGCAAATCTGTTTATGGTATCAAAGGATATGCACAAAAAGCGGGGATTCCGCTGGTATACAAAGTAAGTGATGTGGATATCAAAGAAGAAACATCATCCGGCAAAAAAGTTGTAGTTGACCATACAAAGTTATATACACTTGGTGTTGATGCCGGAAAAGAAGATATCCAGAACAGACTTGTGATTAGTGAGCCGGGAGAAGGCTATTGCCACTTCCCAGCTAACAGTGGACGAGGTTATACAACAACTTATTACAAGGGATTGTTTTCGGAAAGAAAAGTCACCAAAAAGGTAAGAGGTGTTATTAAAGATGTCTGGGTTAAAAAAAGCGGTATTCGAAATGAACCGCTTGACCTTTTTAATTATGGATACGCTGCATGTATGATAAAACGACCAGCGTGGAATGTTTTGGAAGAGAAAATTGAACGTGGCATCGATTATATGCAAAAGAAGAAAAAGAAAACGGGCACCACAAGAAGAGGTCAGAAAGGAGTTGAATGGTGATGAGCAATACTGTCTTGGAAATTAAGAAAAACCGATTGAAACGTTACTATGAAGCAGAAGAAAAAGTTTTGAATAGTCAATCGTATACACTGGGAAGTAAGACGCTTACAAGGGCTGATTTGACATCGATTCAGAACATGATTAAAAAATTAGAAGGTGAAATTTCATCACTTGAACAGTACGGAACAACAAAAAGAAGGTCAGTCCGTATTGTTCCAGTTGATTAGGAGGCATACATGAACGTAATTGACAAGATGGTTGAAGCTGTGTCGCCAGAGATGGCGTTGAAAAGACAAAAAGCAAGGGGAATTCTTGCAATTCGCAATGCACAGCTGGATAATCTGGATAAATTTATGAACTCCGGCTACTCAAATGGCGGAGCGTCCCGCGGAAAGAGATTCGCAAAAAAATGGAAATTCACCAGTGGCTCTCCTAAACGGGATATTGAAGAAAATCGAAAAATCCTTCGTGAGAGGTCACGCGATTTAGCAATGAATACGCCATTAGGAGCGGCAGCAATTAATTCAACCAGGACGAATACGGTTGGATGTGGTTTAATTCCCAAGCCTAAGATTGATTATGACTTCTTAGGGCTATCAAGAGAGGAAGCCAGGACACTCGAAAAGGAGATCCGGCAGGAATTTAGAATTTGGGCTGAATCGACTTTATGTGATACTGCCGACCAAAATGATTTTTACGAATTACAGCAGATTGCTTTTTCGGACTGGTTGAGAAACGGCGAAGAATTCGCACTAATTTCGTACGATGAAGAGCGGGAATATCAGCCGTACCAGTTGCGAATACGGTTGATAGAAGGCGACAGAGTGAGCACGCCGGGAAGTCTGAATGGCGATTATTTTACAGATAAAAAACTGGAAAATGGAAATCGAATTGTTAATGGCGTGGAGATAACGGACGGTGGAAAGGTGGTAGCATACCACATTTGCAGTCGCTTTCCAAATGATTATGATTCGATGCAGACAAAGTGGGTACGTGTTGTTAAGCGAGGTGAAAAAACAGGCAATTTGAATATACTGCATGTTTTTAATGCAGAGCGTGCCGGACAATATCGAGGTGTTCCATTTTTGGCACCGGTAATCGAATCCATTAAGCAGATTTCGAGGTACACAGATGCGGAGATAATGGCAGCAGTCATTAACAGTATGTTTACCGTTTTTATCACCACCGAGCAAGGGGATGAGATATCCGAGTTTGGTGGCGAAGAAGATGAGATTGATGAGGAATTGGAAGATGAAGAGGTGACGCTTGGAAGTGGCACTGTTAATTTTCTGAAAAACGGTGAGGATGTTCGGACGGTAGCTGCTACTCATCCGACCGGAAATTTTGACCAGTTTTTGGCAGCAATGGCAAAACTTGTTGGTGCAGCATTGGAAATTGCACCGGAAATTCTGCTGAAAAGTTTTAACAAAAGTTTTTCTGCCTCAAAAGGGGCGATGAATGAAAGCTGGAAGGCGATTAAAATGCGTCGCGGATGGTTCATCAACGACTTTTGTCAGGTGATATATGAGTTATGGCTTGCCGAAGCCGTGAGCAAAGGAAGAATCCATGCTCCCGGCTTTTTTAATAATATTGCTATACGAAAAGCCTACTCCAATTGCACTTGGGTAGGTCCAACGCAAGGACAGTTAGAGCCTGGCAAAGAGGTGGCGGCAGCTGTACAGCGTGTCAATGCAGGGTTTTCTACACGAGAGGATGAGTGTGCGGCGTTGAATGGCAGCGACTTTGACGATATTGTTCGCACGCTGGAAGTTGAAAATGGATTAATGCGGAAAGCAAATAAAGTATTAGAGGAGGATTAAACAATGGCAGTTGAAATTAATGTGAAAGGTCCAATTATTTCGAATTCGCAAAAATGGTTATATGATTGGATGAAGATGGAGGCCTGTGCTCCAAAGGACATCACGGATAAACTGAATGAGGCGAACGGCGAAGATATTGTGTTGAATATCAACTCGAATGGTGGTGCTGCCGTTGCCGGATTTGAAATCTACACTTTGTTAAAGAGTTACGAGGGTAAGGTTACAGCAAGAATTGTTGGAGCAGCTATGTCGGCGGCATCGATTATTGCCTGTGCGGCTGACGAATGCCTAATCAGCGATGCAGCGATTTTCATGATACACAATACTAAGTGCTACGCGGAGGGTGATTATCGTGACATGGAGCAGGAAGCAGATGCCTTGAAGCAGTATAATGAGGCAATTATAAATGTTTATGAAAAACGCACAGGAAAAACAAGGGAAGAATTGCAGGAATTGATGGACAAAAATACTTATATGTCCCCTAAGAGAGCAATTGAACTTGGGTTTGTCGACGACTACATGTTTAAGGAGTCCGAGCCAAATAATCAAAGCGGAATGCTTGTTGTAAATTCCGAAGCACCAGTTATCAGTGAGGCAGTGGCTCAAAAATTGCAACGAGCAGTGCTGCTTATGGAGGATAAGGGAAAATCCACTGAATCCCAAAAGGGGGACGGTGATTTATCAATAACAAATAAAAACGGAAAGGAAGGTAACACGAAAATGACTTTAGAGGAATTTTTGAAAGAAAATCCAACGGAACAGGCAGCAGTTGACCGGATGGTAAACGAAGCGAAAGAGTCTGGGATTGAGGAAGGTGCTAAAAATGAGCGCACACGTATTCGGGAGTTGGATGCAATCTCGAAAACTGTGACGAGTGAGGCGCTTAATGAGGCAAAATATGGCGAAAAGCGTACGGACGCTAAAACCTTGGCGTATGAGTGTCTTATGGACGATTCAAAACGTGCAGAGGCTTACATGAAGAACGCTACACAGGATGCTGATCAGTCAGGAGCAGCTAGTGTGCCAACGCAGGCTGAGGACGAAGATGTGACTGAAGCAGAAAAGCAGGCAGAACGCCTTGCAAGTGTCGCCAATAAACGAGGAGGGATGAAATCATGAGTAAACGGTTAAACACAGTGGACGATATGAAGATGGATAATCTTATTTACGACCACTTTAAAATTATTGATGCGAAAGTCGTTCCGGTGACGGTACCTGACGGATCGGGGACACTGAGACGCGGCCAGTTGCTGGATTTTGATGCCGAAAAAAAGACGTTTGAGGTGCATACAAGCGGTGGAACAGCCAATTGTATCGTATGCAACGATACGGAGTATACCGAAGGGGATAGCAGTATACCGACTTCAGTATATATTTCCGGTGACTTTAGAAAGTCTGAAGTTATATCTTCGGTTGAATTGGATGTTGCCGATGACGAAAATCTTCGTTCGGCAGGAATTATTTTGAAATAAAGGAGGACAAAAAATTGGTTAGAGAAACAACGACACTCATTGAGAGTGTAAAAAAGATGTATCCGGTGTTGATGTTTTTGAAAAACAGATATTTTCCGGACGGAAGATGCTTTTATTCGGAGAAAGCACTGGTTGAAATGAAAAAAGGCGGACAGAAGATTGCACCTTTTGTAATTCCTGTTGTCGGTGGAATTGCGATGGAGAAAGAAGGATATCGAACAGAATACCTTGATGGACCATTTATTGCACCGAGAATGCCAATCACGGCGGATGATTTGGAGAAAAAAGCATTTGGTGAGTCTCCAGAATCTGGACGTTCTCCGGAAGAAAGAGAAGATGAACTGGAAGCCGAAAATATCGATGAACTTCGTAAATCCATTTACCGCCGTCACGAGAAAATGTGTGCGGAAATCATTACCACCGGCAAGGTGCTGATGAAACATTATGCGTCAGCAGATGACGCTGCGAAAGACAAGGATGCAGTTGAGAAATATTTTCAGTTTTACAACACAGAAGAGGGTTTCAAAAATCAGTATAAGCTGACAAAGAAATTTGCTGATATGACGGCAAATGAAAAAATGCTAGAACTTTATAAAATGGCTAATGTACTGATTGACCGTGGCATCCATGCGACCGACTTGGTCATGACTTCGGACGTAAGCATGGCGTTGATGTCAGATGAGAAATTCTTGGATTTCTTCAACAAGGCGCGGGTTGAGACTGGTATCATCGACCAGAAAATGCTTCCAGACGGCGTTGCTTGCAATGGAACAATCAACATCAATGGTCTTGTGCTTACTATGTTTACATATGCAGAAAAATATGTAGATTTAGATGGCAAAGAAAAGACACTTCTTCCAGCCGGTACGCTTGCGATGTTGACACCGGGAATGGGAGCTACAGCTTATGCGCAGGTTACATTTGTTAAAAAAGGTGATGGCTTTAAGTCCTATGCGGAACCAATTGTAATCAGAGTTCTCGATGACGAAAACAACAATATGGTAGATGTTCAGGCGTTCTCTCGTCCGATTCCTTATCCAAAAGATTGGGATGGATGGCTTGTGGCACAGGAGCCGGAGGTTAGCAGTGTGTCAGATTCTGACACAACAACTGAAGAAAAGCAGACTGTGAGCTACAAAACGACGGAAGAAATTAACGCCATGACAACAAAGGCATCCGTGATTGAGTATGCCGAGAGCATCGGTCTGACAGGTCTTAGTGACAGCTCGAAACTTGATGAGTTAAAAACAGCAGTGATTAACTATCAGGAAGAAAAGCAGGCAGCAGGTGAGTAGCATGTCTTTTAAAGATGACTTGAAGGACGATGTCCAAAAAGTATTTTGCAATTCGGATGAATTTTTCGAAGAACACGAGGTTGACGGTAAGCCGATGATGATTAGTATTGATGAGGACGAGTTGATGCGTCGAAATCGTGCAAAAGGAACCCATGAACAGGGTGTGCATGATAAACAGGTGCTATTTTATGTCGCCGGAGATGTATTTGGTGCATTTCCGGCAGTCGGCCGTGTGCTTCGGCTTGATAAGAAGAACTATCTTGTCGCCGAAGCTAAGCGTCAGGCTGGAATATATGAAATATTGGTGGTGAGAACAAATGCTTAACATTGAATTTGAACCTGAAAAGGATGCGCTGGAAAGAATAACAAAGGCGATTGGTGGTGTGGCGTACAAAGCACCCACTATCTTGAAAGATGCCTCAAATGCAACCGGAAAGTATGCCATGAATCGGATTTTTCGTGAAATTGAAAAAAGATACGATTATGATGATCAAGCAATTCGTATCAAAAAAGCAATTAAGCGAAAGTCGGCTACATATGCAAATCCAAGGACTATTATTCAGGCAAGTTCGACGATGAATAAGTTGCTAAATTTCCATGTTTCTCCGCGTATGGTAGCGATTACTGGAGCACGTCCGGATGTATATAAGGCGCATGTATTGAAAGGTAACGGAGATAAGCTGGTTATTAAAGACGGGTTTAAAGGCTTTATAGTAAGATTTCAGAACGGTCACGAAGAACTGGTTGCTAGAAGCAGCAAAGAGCGATATCCGGTTAAGACGTTGTTTGCTCCGTCAGAGACGCATATGGCACGGCATGGGTTTGAAAACTCGGAAGAAAAGATTGAGAAAAAATTGGAAGAAAATTTGCAAAAGTTTACTCGTAAATTTATTGAAAGTCGAGGGTAAGGTGGATGGTAGCAGAACGATTACAAAAAAGACTATGTGCCGAACTTAGTAAGATAACAAAAAATATTGATTTTGAAGACCAAGACGGCAATCAGAGTGAGTTGTCTGTATTTAAGCAATGTTTGCCACGAAAAGAAAATGAGGATGATTCAGACCCATTTCCATTTTGTGTTGTTAAGCTGGGCGAAAATGATGTGAAGTCGGTTGCGGAAAATCAAACGCAAACTGTAGTTTTATATTTTGGTTTGTATTACGATAAGGCAGATTGCCAATATCAACACACAATGCTGACGATGATGGAAGCAATTAAACGCCGATTTTTGACGAATCCGATATTAGGAGAGTTTACATGTCATCCACAAATGAAAGGGGTATTAGACCCAGAGGATGAGATGACATATCCGAGATATTTCGCAGGAATGACACTTACTTTTGACTTGCCAAATTATGAAAGAGAGGATGAGTTTAGTTGAATAAGGAAGGAAAGGAAACTGCTGTGAAAGCAACAACCAAAAAGACGGTTACGAATACGAAGCGGGAAACTGTGATGTATATTGGACCAACTGTGCGAGGCGTTATGATTAACGGCACATTATTTAAAGATGGTAAATTGCCGGCACTTGTGGAAAAAAGAACAGAGGAAATGCCGGTGTTGCAATCTTTATTTGTGCCTGTATCAAAGTTAGCAGAGGCACAGAAAGAGTTAAAAGATTCAAAGTCAGCTATGGCTATCTGCTACTCTAAGGCAGTGGAGGCGCTGACAGAAAAGGAGGATTAAAAAATGGAAGCAATTAAACATGGTGTTTACGCTGAACGCTTGGCAGCTCAAACAACAAGTACAACAAGTGTAACAAGCGGCATTCCGGTATATGTAGGAACGGCTCCGGTACATATGACGAAAGAGCCTGTTGTTAATACGCCGGTGCTCTGTACATCAAAGGACGATTGTTTGGAGAAAATTGGCTATCAGAGTGATTTTAAAAATTACAGTTTGTGTCAGGCAATGTATATGCATTTTATGCGAGAAGATTTAGAAGATGCGATTGCTCCGGTAATTTTTATCAATGTTTTGGACCCAGCTGTTCACAAGAAAAAAATGGACGACCTTACGGTACCGGTTGCAAATCGTGTAGCCACGATTCCAAACCGCAACTTGATTACAACGACCATGAAAGTAACAGCGGATGGAGTGGAGTTAGTCAATAATAAGGATTATGTTCTTACGTTTGACGAGGACTTCCCGGTTATCACGTTACTTTTGGCTGGGTCAGCGGCAGAGTCAACAGAGTTAGTTGTATCGGGTGACCAGGTCGACCCAAGTATGATTACAGAGGATACGGTGATTGGCGGATATGATGCTGAGACGGGGACAGAAAGTGGACTGGAAGCGATTCGCAAAATCTACCCAGTGTTAAATGTGGTTGGGGCAGTATTGGCAGCTCCCGGATTTAGTCATCATCCAAAAGTAGCAGCTGTTATGCAGTCGAAATGTGAACATATCAATGGCAACTTCACAATGGATTGTTTGATTGATGTGGACACGGAAAAATGTAAAAGATACGATGACATCCAGCGCTACAAAGAAGAATTGGGAGTATCGTCAAAACACGCTTATGTGATTTGGCCGATGGCTAAAAAGGATGGAAAGGTGTTATACGGGTCTGCGGTCGCCACTGCAACCGTGGAGGAGACGGATGCGGCGAACAATGATATGCCAAATGTGTCGCCATCCAATAAGTTGGCACACATTGATGAGGCGTGTCTTGCGGACGGAACAACCGTTTTACTCGACATGCAGCAGGCGAACGCTGTGAATGCATATGGTGTAGCTACATTTCTCAACATGGACGGCTACCGCGTGTGGGGTAACTATTCCGCAGCGTACCCAGATACGAAAGTGCTGGATGAAAAATATTGGTCAGTCAATCGTTTTTTCACATGGAAAGGTAACACATTTGTTCTCGATTGTGTCAATCGGATTGATACGATTAATAGCATCCGGGCAATTGAAGCGCTGGTCGATGAAGAGAATCTGAAATGCAACAGCTATGTTTCTGCCGGTGTGTGTGCTGGAGCAAGTGTGGAATTCAGAAGAGAAGACCATTCGGCAGATGATATCATGTGTGGAAATATTAAGCTACATATTTCTCTTGCGCCATACCTGCCGATGGAAGCCATCACGGCGCTGATGGATTTTGATTTGTCGGCATTAAAAGGTCAGTTTGAAGGAGGTACAGAGTGATGGGAAAATCAAGTTCAGAAGGATTGATTCCGGAAGTCATTAATAACTTTAACGTTTATAATGGTGATGCAAACAGAATTCTTGGAATTTCAGAAGAAATTCAGCTTCCGGAATTTACTGCAATTACCAGTGAGATTAAGGGAGCCGGTATTTTAGGTGCCTATTCGGCAGCTATCCTCGGTCACTACGAAGATACAGATATTGAAATCCCATATAAAGCCATCTCACAGGATATGATGCAGTTTACACCGGGAAAGTATCATACCGTGACGTTTCGCGCAAATATGCAGTCAACTGTGCAGAAAACGCGAGAAAAAGCTAACAGAGGAATCAAGATTGTTGTTGGCGGTGTTGTAAAAGGATTTAAGCCTGGTTCGCTTAAAATTGGAGACCAGATGAGTTCAAGCATTACTCTTAATGTTACATATTTCAAATATGAGCAGGATGGGTTTACGATTTTTGAACTTGACAAAATCAATCCAAAACTTGTTGTCAATGACAATGACTTACTGTCAGACATTTTGAATAATTGCTAGGAGGTAGTTTGTGATGGAAGATACAAATAAAAAAGTAGAAGATTCGCAGGAGACGACAATCGTTGGTCCTGTAAATGATGAGAATGTGTTGGTGCTTACAAAGCCGCTTAAGTTCGAGGGTAAAAACTATAAGGAACTTGATTTTACTCCGTTTTTAGCAGCAACATATGAGCATGTAGATACAGCGAGAAGGCAGGCTATTTCTCTCGGAGTTGGCAACGACTACTTCATGGAAAGGTCTTACACGTTCGCTGCCTGCCTTGCGGCAGAGGTATTGGAACTTCCGGTTGAACTTTTCTTGAAGTTATCAATTGGAGACGCAATGCCGTTTAGAAATATGGTATATCGTTTTTTATAAAGTTGCAGGTCGACTTAAAAACAATGAGTGATTTACGAAAGTCGATGCTAATACTCTCAATGAGAACAGGGACATCTTTTGGATATTTACAAGAGATGTCTCTGCTTTCTTTATACGAATTTATGAAAGACTATGTGGAGGTGATGACAGATGGCAGGAGGAAATAGAAAAGAGTACAAAATGTACATTAAAATCGCAGGTGAAATTGATAAGTCACTGCCTGAATCGGCGCGATTGTCAAAAGCTGAATTGCGTGCGATTGCAAGAGAGGCATCTGCTGCATCTGCCGCTACTTCCACAAGTTTTCGCAAAGGACTTCATGAATCGAAGTCTGTCTTTGATGAAACAAAGCCGATGTTTGATAAGTTTAGTAATGCGGCTAAAAAGGCAACTAAAGTAACAGTTGCAGCGGTTACTGCGGCATCTGTTGCACTCGGTACTTTTTCGGTAAAAACAGGCATGGCATACGAAAGTCAGATGTCTACTGTGCGTGCGTTGTCGCAAGCAAGTGATGCCGATATGCTACAGCTTGATAAAACAGCCCAGCACTTAGGAGCTACAACTGTATGGACGGCGAAAGAATCCGGGCAAGCGATGGAGTATATGGCAATGGCCGGATGGAATGCGAAACAGATGGTGGATGCTGTTCCGGCAACGATGGATTTGGCTTCGGCATCCGGAGAGGATTTGGCGGAAGTATCTGACATTGTCACGGATTCCATGACTGCCTTTAACATGAAAGCAAAAGAAGCCAGCCATTTCACGGATGTATTGGCTGCAGCTGCAACCAGTTCAAACACAAATGTTGGTAAGTTAGGTGAATCTTTTAAATACGCTGCACCTTTGGCTGGATCTCTGGGATATTCTATTGAGGACACATCGTTGGCTTTGGGGCTAATGGCTAACTCTGGTATCAAAGCCAGTCAGGCCGGAACATCGATGCGCTCATGGTTGACAAGAATGGCAAAGCCAACGGATGAATCAGCTGCGGCCATGAAAAAGTTGGGATTGAGTCTAAAAGATTCCCATGGGAAAATGAAGCCGTTGCGAACAGTGATTAAAGAGACAAGAAGCGCTTTTTCAGGTCTGTCGAAATCACAAAAAGCACAGTATGCAGCAATGCTTGCTGGCAAGACAGGTATGAGCGGATTACTTGCTGTAGTACAGTCCGCAGATGGTGATTTTTCGAAATTGTCCGATGCGATTGATAATTGTAACGGTGCTGCCAAAAAGATGGCAGATACAAAATTGGATAATTTAGAGGGTGATGTTACACTCTTTAAATCTGCTATGGATGGAGCAGGGCTGGAAATTTATGATGAAATCAAGGAGCCATTGCGCGATGTAGTCCAAGAGGGAACAAAGTGGGTGGCCAATTTTGCAAAGGAATTTAAAGAGAACTTTCCGACAATCAAGAGATACGTGACTGATGCCGGTGAAGCTATTGGTCAATTTGCCACCCCTTTAATTCAAGTAGGTGATTGGTTAGTATCTCATCCGGACGCTATTGTTGGAACAATAACGGGAATTGGAACGGCATTAATCACTTATAAGGTGGCTAGTGGTGTAACAAACTTGGCAACAAGTTTGAGCTCTCTTTCATCAAGTGGACTTGGTGTGCTGGGACTTACAGGGGCAGTAGGTGTTGTAACGGGAATTGCTGGGGCAATAAACGAAGCAAATCGCATCGCAAAAGATGCAAGTCTTGATGAGCATTTTGGTAATGTTGCTTTAAGCATGGACGATATCAAAATGGTATCAAAAGAGATTGTTGGTGCCAAAAAATTAGAGCGTGTAAGCGAACTGTTAAGTTCTATGTCAAAGACAAAGGGATTTGCAGACGAATTAAAAGAGGCCAATAGTGCAATTAAAAAAATGCATTGGAAGACTTCTATTGGCATGGAATTTTCAGATTCCGATAAGGCAGATTATGAAACAAATGTCAAACAATATGTTGATTCTGCGCAAAAATTAATTGAACAGAATGGTTATGAAGTTAATATCGCTACCTCGTTGTTGTTTGATGATTCTCCAGAAAAAACGCAGCTTTTGAAAAATGATAATTATTTTTATAAAGAGCTGGATGGCGAAGTAAGTAAATTGTCAGACAAGATTAACGCCAAACTGCAGAAAGGTATTAAGAAGGGATTTTCACCTGATTTACAAAATGAGATAGATGGTCTCTTAAATCAGATGTCGGAAATTACGAACGCATTTTCAAAGGCGGATACAGAATCTAGTTGGAAGATTCTTGAAACTGAATGGAGCGGAAAAGCACTAACGGCGGATTCATTTAAAAATTTAAAGAGTGAAATACAAAACAATATTAAAGAATTAGAAGATGGTGCAAAAGACGCTAGAGATACGGGTATTACCAATGCTGGAAGAAAAAAAGAACTTGGGTATATCGACCAGAAAGAATATGAGGCAGAAGTAAAGAAATACAAAGATGCTTATGATAAAACTACTTCGGAGGCAAAAAATAGGGGGATTAAATTTCTCCTGAACTCAACCTTGGATACATATGGTGAAGATTTTCTTGATGGGAAGTTATCGGATGCGGATAAAGGTGCAATGGGAGATATGCTTTCGGATATTCAAAAAATGAAACCGGATTATACTACTTCAGAATCTATTACAAGCATTCAAACCGCACTGAGTCAAAATGCTCTGACAGACTTTGATAATTGGCTTACTAAAACGTTTTCTAAAGATGAAACCGGCTTATATGGGCGTGCAGATAAGGAGGCTAATACATATGTGCAGGACTACTTTGGGAAAAAAGAAGGTGCTGGAACTGGTAAAAAAAATAGTCAAAGCAAGGATACGAATTTTAGTCTTTATCCACAGTTTGACCTTAATAAAGTAAGTCAAAGCACAAATGAGGTAACGTCTAAAATCAAAGGCGATTTTAAAACACAACTTCAAGAGGGGGTTAGTGCTGATATACCGATTAAAGCAACAGGTCATCTTTCGCAACCGATTGATTTTTTATACAAAGATGGAGGCGTTACCGGGCAAAGCAAAGGTAAGGTTAAGAAGCATGCTAAAGGTGGTATTTTTTCATCACCACATATTGGTATGATTGCCGAGGCTGGATATAGTGAATCAATTATACCCCTGGATGGTTCGAAAAATGCTTATAATTTGCTTGGACAAACGGCACAGCTTATGGGTGTCGAACCGGGACTTTCGGCTCTTGCCAATCAAGTTATTGTCCTGAATTCAGGAACAACTGGGAATCCAGCGGTACAAGAAAAGCAGTCGACGCAGCAGCCGGTACAAATTAATTTTGCACCAGTAATCAATATGTCCGGCAATGCAGACAAGAGAGAAATTCAGAACGTACTTAGTGATGAGTACGAAAAGTTTAAGCGCTTTATGAAACGTTACAACAAGGACGGCGGCAGAGTAGAATTTTAGGAGGCAGTAAATAAATGTTTTACGAAACGGAAATTGGTGATACGTGGGATATGATTGCTGAAAAAGTATATGGTGATGCTAAGAAAGCGGATGTCCTCATTGAAAACAACCCGCTTTTGGTAGCAGTAGCAATTTTTCCGCAGGGGATGTATGTATATGTTCCCGAATTGCCTAATGAGGATGATGGTGACGAGATGCCAGACTGGAGGTTATGATGGAAAATTCAAGAAAAGCAATTGTGTCAATTGGTTGTAGTTCGCAAAGAATAAAAAAATCAATCAAGGACTGTTTAGAGGGATTTTCTTACGACGATGTGGCAAGTGGCTCATCGGATAGTATTTCGATTACCCTCAATAACAGTGATTTACGATTCATTCGAGACCAAATGCCGAAGAAGGGCGATAAGCTAACACCAATAATTTCTTTATATAACTGGACTTCAAATGGCATTACAAAACGTATCCATGCCGGGCGTATGGTTCTTGACGATTTGTCATTTGACGGAGCGCCTCACACATGTACGATTGGTGCTGTTAGTATGCCGGCGAAAGGCGAATTTAAAGATGGCAAACCTACTCATACATATAAAAGTGCATCTATTGAGGAGATTGCCCGAAAAATAGCGAAACGTGCAGGTATTGCCCTACATTATTCCGCACCGCATATTGTAGTGAAGAATGTTGAGCAGAGCAAGACGTCTGACTCTGAATTTTTGCTATCCTTATGCAACGAATATGGGTTAGGAATTAAGATATATAATGGGAAAATCGTTATATTCAACGAAGAGATGTATGAAAACAAGCGACCAGTTGCCAACATTACTTTACTAAAGGGAAATGTGGCATCGTATAGTTGGAATACCACACTACAGAAGACATATACAGGAGCAAAGGTGTCTTACACGGATGCTAAAACAAATAAAAAGCATCAGATTAAGATTGGCAAAGCGGGGAGGATGCTTAATGTAGATGTGGCAGCATATTCGAAACGTGATGCACAATTAAAAGCAAAAGCTCTTTTGGCCGCAGAGAACAAAAAAAGAGTGACGATGACAGTTGATATAATGCCGAATCCAAAGATTATTGCGACAGCTACCGTGCAGCTAAAAAAAGCCGGGAAACTATCCGGGAAGTATTATGTGGATAAAGTAACTCATAAAGTTAGCAAAAGTGGAGGCTATGTCATGTCATTAGAACTACACAAGGTTTATAAAAGGACGTGTCGTTAGGAGGCTATCATGATAAAAATAGGATTTGTGTCTGCGATAAGCTCAGATGGATTAGTGTCTGTATCGTATCCGGACGAAGACGATGCAACAACAGATTTTATGCCACTTCTCGAAGGAAATCCGTTGGGGGTAGATGATTTGGTAGCGGTGGCTTATACGTCATCGGCGCAAAGCGTGTGCCTCGGGAAAATTATAGGCAGGTGATAGTATGGCTAAAAAAAAGAAGAAAACGGTTAAAGTTTCAAGAAAAAAGGGCAAGGTTAAAGTCATAAAAGGAAAAAATGTGCTTTGGAAAAAAGCCTCTTTCAACTCCTCAAAGAAAAAGGTGAGCCAGCCCGGAAAAGTAATATCATCCTTTGGAGGGATTCGTTTTTTTGTCACAAAAAATACGGCATTAGTCCTTGATAATTTAAAGCAAGAGGTGTCCGGACGATGGTCCGAACATGAGATTATCGGGAAAAAACCAAAATCAGAGTTTACAGGAGCGGATTTACGCTCCTTTTCTTTTGAAATTATGGTTGATATTAACTTGGGGTATAAGCCGCACAGCATTCTAAAAAAAATACATCGGTTAGTCGAAAAAGGTAAAGTTGACACGTTGATGATTGGGACCCACAAAATAGGCAGCAAATGGAAAATGACCAATGCGTCCGATTCGTTTGATGTTGTATATGACGGCGGTGAGCTAGCAAAGGCAACCATATCCGTCACATTAAAAGAGTATTAGAAAGCAGGTGGTAACATTGCAATTTGGAACAGCTAAAATGACATTCGAAGATGATGTGGGTGAGCAGGAACGGTATGAGCAGTCTATCGGGATGCTGTTATCATCTGTCGAGGGAAGTTTTCCGTGCAATCGAAAATTTGGCATTCGACCAGACATTATTGATCAACCGGTACCGATTGCAAAAATGGAATACGTGCAAGACGTCTATGAAAAACTGGAAATGTTTTTTCCGGAATTGCTGGTGGATGATATTAATTTTGAGCAATCCACAGAAGATGTGCTTTGTCCTCACATTTTTATTGCTGTCAATGAGGATTTTGAAATGGATGAAGATGATGACGATTTTGATGAAGACGAGATTGGAGAGGAGGATGAATATGAGCGTTTTTGACAATTACCCGGAAGTGTCATTTATTAACAATGCAACGTTGGAAGGTACGTTAAAAAGCTGTAAAGAGTGGTACGAAAAACACCATGAAGAGCTTACAGGAGAACCGGTTGAACTGGCAGATACTGACCAAATAAAACTTCTTCTTGATACGATGGCCTATATGCATTGGCAGAGGTTATGCTATATCGACCAAGTTGGAAAAATGAATCTGCTTAAATACGCTACGGGAACCTTTCTTGATAACTTGGGTGCGAATGTGTCACAACCACCACGAGATGCCTGGAAAAAGGCTCATGTAACCATGCGTATTGTGTTGTCTAAAAAATTGGAAGTTGATTATACAATCCCGGCAGGTACCATTTTTTCTGCTGAGGATGATGTTTTCTTCGAATCAGAACGCGATGTGATTATATATGCTGGCGCACAAATGGGAGATGTCCTGTGCCTTTGCACAGAACCAGGAACAGATGGAAATGGATATAAAGAAAGAGACATATCCGAAATCGTAACTCCTTTGACCTATGTGCAGGAGGTTTACAACATTACAGAGTCTTCCGGAGGCGAAGATGAGGAAAGCGATGAAGCATATGCAGAAAGTGTATATTTGGCTGCTTCAAAACCAAACACCACGGGAAATGAAGATGGTTATGAATATATAATCCGTCAGGTCAGCTCTCAGATTGGTGACATACAGATTCAGACTCCAACGCCGTTGCATGTTGACATCGTCTTTCTGATGAAAAACGGCGAATGTCCATCGGATGAGTTAATCGCTGCCGTTGATGCAGCAGTCAAAAATTCAGCCAAGAAATCGCTGAACGACTATATAACGGTCAATAAGCCAGAGACAGTGGATTATGCAATCAACATCAAATACTACATTAATGAGTCTGATCGTTCGAAAGCGGCTGAAATTCAAAAAGCTGTAGTGGAGGCAGTTGAATCCTACAAGCAGTGGCAGTCAGAAAAGATTGGGCGCGACATTTCCCCATGGAAACTGATATACCACATTATTTCGACCGGAGCTAAGCGGGTTGAAATAATTTCTCCAACTGCAACGACAATTGAAACAGGGAAAGTCGCAAATTGCACCAATCAATCTGTGCAATATGGAGGTATTGAAGATGACTAACTACGATAATTTCGAACACGGATACAAAGGCATTATGGATGTCCGGCTGACGGATTTATATCCGATTGATTCAATCGAGATTCAATGTTTATCATATGTTGATGAAATGCTGACAGCCGAATTTCAAAAATACACGGAAAGAATTGTACTTGCATCGAATGTTGAAAATCTTCCGGAATCAATCCTGGATTATCTTGCGATACAATACCGCATTCCGTACTATGATAGCGCCTTTGATATTGACAAAAAGCGCGCGCTTGTCAAAGAGGGCTATCAGTGGTCGATGACAGCAGGAACAACCGATTGCATCCGGCGCTTAACCAATGCCATTTTTGGGAATGGCAAAGTGATTGAGTGGTATGAAGATGATACCATGCAGGAAGGTGAATTTGACATTGAAATTAACGAAAAAGATATGACAGAAGACATCGTTAAGGATTTTGCGAGGATTCTAAAAAAGGCTAAAAATTCACATAGCAAATTGAGAAATGTAGTGAATTCGCACAACATGGAACATGCTGTTTATGTGCTAAATAAGTTATTTATACATGACGACATTATCTTATCTTAAAAAGGAGGTGGACAAATTGGGCTACTATTCTAAACAAATATTTACTGCTAAAGGAAGCGAAGCAATTGCAAGAGCTGCAGCCAGACAGAGTACGCTTTCTTTTACATCGATTAAGACAGGTGCCGGACAATATTCGATAACTGAAATTAGTCAGTTGGCGGAAGCAACTGGGTTAAAGATGGTAAAGCAGTCTTTTCCCATCACATCAATTAATACGTTGGAAAGCACTATCCAGCTTCAAAGCGTAATATCAAACGAAGGGATTACTGAATCGTATGAGATACGTGAGATAGGCTTGTTTGCGAAAGAGGACGACGGCGAAGAATTTATGGTATCCATTTCGCTGAACACGGATAATCCAGCAGTTGTTCCGGTGTTTGAAAATGTGCCTATAGAAATGCAAGTTGGTGATTTTTTAACAGTTTCAAACACTGGAAATTTCAGCATACAATATGAGAGCGCTGCTTATGTGACCACGAAAGAGTTTAGGCGTGTAATTAATGGCTTACCATTAGTGACCTATGATTCAAAAAAAGAATGTATCACGATATCAACTGGTTCGATTGCCGGCACAGGAGCTGTTTTGGACAAAGAGACATTGTCAGAGTCGGTAAAAGAAGTAATGTTAGAGATTTCCGAACAGGAAGTTAATCAAGTATTCGAAAAGGAGGAAAACCTATGAGTGAACAAATTAGAACATCCGGTATTAGTACGTTGGAGGCGTTAGCAAAGGAAATTTCTGAGCGGTATCAGAAAAAGACAGATATGCCGAAGTACCTAATTAAAAAAGAATCAACTGCAACAGATGGATATGCAGCAACTTATCAGCTGTATCAAGATGGTACTGCAGTCGGAGAACCGATTAATATACCGAAAGATTATTTAGTTAAATCAACGGCGGTTAAAGTGTGCTCCGTAAGTAATCAGCCTGTTATTGGTTATGTGGTAGGTGATAAGTATATCGATTTCGTGATTAATACGAAAAATTCAGATGGAAATGAATCGCATCTTTACCTTAAAGTGGCTGAACTGGTGACTGCCTATAAAGCCGGTAACGGCATTAATTTATCTTCGGATAATGTATTTTCTGCCAAAATTAATCAGTCGCAGGCAAATGGACTGAGCGCGGATGAGGCAGGACTAAAGCTTGCGTTAGCTACGGAGTCAGCTGCAGGGGCTATGTCACCGGCTGATAAAAAGAAATTAAACCAATCCTTGACATTGTCAGATTTGGAAGAAATTACGGCTGACGAGGTCAAGGCATTGTTCACATAGAAGGCAGGTGTTGAAATGAAAATATTGAAGATATTTTGCACAGCTGGGTTACAGGAATTAGCAAGAGATGTTCTTGAACTAATTAGCAAGGTTACAACTACGACAAATGATGCAATTCAGGAGTTAGATAAGGCTGATATGGAAGTATCTTACGATTCACAAAAGGAAATGATTTTATTTAAAAAGAAGGGAGATGTTTGACTTTGGAGGTAAGTACTATTAAAGCAGGAGATACCGAATATAGCATTAAGGATGTTAAAGCGAGAAAAATGGTTATACCGCAGGAACTTGCTACAGAAACAGATGCTGATGCCGTGGTGGAAACGGGTATGTACTACTGCAATTATAAAAATACATATTCAAATATTCCAGCAGCCAATGGGTGGCTAATGGTTAGTAAAGTTACTGACACAATCGTTAAGCAACTTTTTTTTCGCCACGGGACGGCGAATACAAATGATTTTCAAATTTTTGTCCGCACTAAAATTGGTACTGTATGGAGTGATTGGACACGCATGATAACGACTAAAGACATAGCTTCAACATCTGCATATGGAGTAGCCAAATTATCATCAAGTGTCTCAAGTACATCTGCAGTATTAGCAGCTACGCCGAGTGCTGTCAAAAGGGCGTATGATAAGGCTATATCAGCTTTTTCCGGCAAGGGACTGCCATATGCCATTTTTGATATAAAGGATGATGTATCGTTAACTGCATGGAGTGAGGCGGCACTGCAACTAGTGTTGCAAAAAAGTGATGCTGGTAATCGTACAAGCAGTTTTACACATGGTGGAAGTAATTTTATCTACTGTCCACTTTCAGGTATTGTAGATATTGACATGAATGCTTTGGTAACAGCAGGAACGAATGGGTATTATTATGCCCGATGCTACAAATATAACACTAGTGGTGATGATGAACTGCTGGAGTTTACAGGATTAGGTGGATATACGCAAGCAGGGTGTCAGGGAAGTGGTCATATGAAAGCACATGTAACAGCTGGTACATACATTTATATAAATGTAGCAGCTTCTTCCACAGCAAAAGTTCAAGCAGCAAACAGTCATATTCGTTTGCAATATACAATGATTGATTAAATATAGGAGGCAATACAATGAAAAAAATAAAAGAAGTAAGAAATGACACTCTTAATGCATCTATTATGATGCAGGATTATGTAGTAGTGGATGGCGTGGAATATTATGGTGATTCAGTTGAAGTGGCTGAGTATCATAATAGTTTGGAAGACAGAGAGCGTCTTGCCAAAGAACAACCGGAGCAGATTGTGGCTGGGATCCTTGCTGTATGGGGAGACAAGCCACTTGTAGTTGATCCTGAAGTAGTAGCGGATGAGGAAGGGGGACCTACAAAATGAAACAGATGATTTGTACTATATGCGGATTGGTGGGAAGTGCAGTGGCATCATTTTTCGGGGGATGGACATCTGGTATGACTACGTTGCTTATCTTTATGACGGTAGATTACATATCGGGACTGCTTGTTGCCGGCGTGTTCAAGCAGAGCAATAAAACACAGACTGGTGCATTGGAGTCGCGCGCCGGGTGGAAAGGATTATGCCGCAAGGGCATGTCCCTTGTGTTTGTTCTGGTAGCGTATCGTGTGGATTTAGCAATCGGGACGGACTATATCCGGGACGCAGTTGTCATAGGTTTTATTACAAACGAATTGATTTCCATTGTAGAAAATGCCGGGTTAATGGGAATCAAACTTCCGGCGGTGATTATAAAGTCAATTGATGTGCTACAGCAGAAAACAGACAAGGAGGGAAATGCAAATGAAGATTAATAAACGGATGGCAAAGCCGATTAGTTATGGTGGCAAAAGAAATTTGAATGATGTAAAGTACATTGTGATTCATTTTACCGGGAACAAAGGGGATACGGCAAAGAACAATGCGGATTTTTACGCAACCGGTAACAAAAGGGAAGCGGGGGCACATTTTTATGTAGATAAAATTCCAGAGGTTTGGGAGTCCGTACCGATGGAACGTATTGCCTGGGCGGTTGGACATTTCTTTACGAAAAAGGATGGTGCCGCCTCTTATTACGGTAAGTGTACGAATGCAAACAGCGTATCCATTGAGATGTGTGATTGCATAGCGGGTGCAAGCTGGGAACAGATGCTTGCCATTCGTGAGCTGGTGTTGTATATTAAAAAGAGATGCCCAAATGTAAAGACAATCATTAGGCATTGGGATGTAAACGGCAAGGAGTGTCCAAAGCCGATGATTGGAAAGGGCAATTTGAAATGGAAACATCTGCATAACAAACTTACATACAATTATCAGTACAAGGCAAAAGTCACAAAGGCAGCAGCCATTCGCTCATCGAAAGGTGTTAAGCCGGGAAATAAGATTTGTAGCATAAAGCCCGGAGAGGTTGTTAAGATTTCCAAAGTCATTGGTGCCTGGGGACGGTTGCTTGACAAAAAAGGTGACAAGTGGCAGTGGATTAGTTTGAAAAAGGTGAAAGAAATTTAA